TCATAACGCTTTAAATTTAGCCGTTTCATTTCGGCTTTGAAGTTGTTTTCAAACATATTTCTTTAGTTTTATTTACGCAAAAATAAAAAAAATCTTTCAAATAAAAAAATTATTTTTAAAAAACCGCCGAGTAGCAAAGCTGCTAAACGACGGCTGACAAACAAAACAAAAGAAAAAAGTTTAATTTATTATAGTAGTTATAGGCGTATCGTCATCGTTGTTTGGTAAATGTGATTTAACTTGAAATTCTGCATTTTTTACATTATAGGTTAGGCCATCAATTATTGTAGATTGTGGGTCGTAATCACTAGCGGAAAAATAAAACCAAATTTTATTGTGTATAGACATTGGCTCCCTTTTTAAATTTCTAAAAGTTCCGGTGTATCTTGTTAAATATTCTCTGTAATCATTAGATATATTTTTTCCTAAAACTTTCATTAAATCAATACTATTTGGTTTAAAAGTTATTGTAGGGTTTGCGTCTCTTGTCCTAAAATATCCAGACTTTTGGTCAGGTACTCTTGTTAATTTAACAATATTTGTATTGATGCCATTATTATCAAGTTTAGAAATAAATGTTTGATTTGATTGATCTGCTGACGTTTTAGATTGTAGTATTTGCATATTGTCATAATACGTTGTATTGTAATCAGAATCTGAACAAATTGTGTTGGCTATAATAAACTTTATTGTTGCCGTTGTATCTGTTCCAATATTTAAATCAGTATCATTTAAAGTAATATTTAAATCAACCCACTTGTTTGGCGTTTCTGTTGTTATTGAATTACTTCCTCCATAAGTTGATGAAAACTTGCCAGATGCAGCATCCCAAAAATAACCAACACCCCCCAAAGTTGTAAAAATAGAATATTGAAAATCTGCTGAAACGTCTAAGTTTTGTGAATTTAAAAAACTAAAATAATATTTTAACTTACAAGTGAAGCTAGAATATTTTACCTCTTGCGGGTTAAATACATCGGTTTCAAAAGAAAACATTTGATTAAATCCCGTACTCTGCGCAATGTCAGTTAATTTCATTGATCGCCTACCTTTAAAAGATACCTCATCAGTTGCAATTTCTGCGTAAAATGGCACATAAGTAATTTCAAAAGTTGAATTTACTCCAAAACCACTGTCTGAAGGAATTGTGAGTATATCATCAACTAAATACCCTTGTCCTTTGTTTGTAATTATAATAGATTGTACACCTCCACCAGATATTGTTGCGCTTATAATCATACCGGTACCGCTTCCACCGGTTGGTGTGTAGTTTCTTGTACCATCAGGCGAAAATCCACTTCCAGGATTGGTTATAGTAAAACTTGGTAAAATTGTCGGATCTTCAATAATTTCAAAACCATAATCTCCATATTCAAATCCTGAGTTGTAAAAAGCGTTTTTTGTTTTTAAATAACTACCAACAATATGAACTTGCGAAGCCGGTTGCAGAAATTCTCTTGACAAACTATTTCCGGTTTCTTTTAAATCAGCCTCATTGCTAAAAAGTATTTGTTTGCGTTCGCTTCCAATACTAGCGCCTAGGTAATTATATTTTCTAAAATCAATATACTCCTTTGAAGTACTTTCATATTGTGTTGTGATTTTATTTCTAATATTTGTAGGTGTGACTGTTGTTTCTTGTAATTCATTATAAATTAAATCCTTAACGTAATAATCAAAAATATTTGTTACCTCAACAATATACCATTTGTTATAAGATTGATAAATTCTTAAATTGAATTGTTTTAATAAAAGTTCTAGTTGTTGCTTTGCGTTTAACAATCCATAATCTCCGGTCATTTCATCATAACCAAAATCTAAAGTTGTTATATTTTCAAAATCGCTAGTTGTTACCGGGCCAAATGTTTTGTATTTTATATCAGATGCAATATAAATGTCTAAATCTAAATCTAAGTTTTGAAGTATTTCTGAAATACGTTCTAAGTTTGTGATATTTATTGGCGCATTGTTATTGTCATAGCCAATTGTGCCATTGAAATTGTTAAGTGTACCTAATCCATCAAAAGCGTTAAAACTAACCGCAAAAGGCGTTGAAATCATTTTTTCTTTATACCTATCAACAACTAAAAAACCTGACCAATAAGTTGCCCAAACATCAGCGCCTGAATAATTGTCAATAATATTTTCTAAACAATCAATGCTTTCAATATTTCCGCCGTCCTCAGAAACCCTATCGTTATATTGATTTGATTGTGTTTGCTTATAATAAACCACAACTTTGTATTCTCGTTCGTCGAATTTATAAAAATCATCATAAGAAACGTCGTCAGTAACAAATAGATTTAATTTACATTTTGATCCAATTATTGGATTGTAAAAGTCATTTGAAGATTGCCAAGATATTGAAACCGGATTTGCGCCACCCACCATTTTAAGTACGTCTCCGGTATAATCTTTTTTTAATATTTCAACTTTTTTTCCATATCCTAAAACATCGGAAAACTCTAATCTATATTTAACGCCGTATGCCATTTTTTTATTTTAGTAAACTCTTTCCGCAGTTTCGTTTGCTCGTTCTATTGCAATCAATAAATCTTGCCCATCAACTCTAACCTCTCCGCTGACGTTTATATTTCCGCCATTGTTTGATTTTCCTATAATAGATTGTAACTTGTTCAATGGCGCTATAACTTCCGGATTTTGTCTTGCTCCTGGATATTCGCCAACCAATCCCATTGTTGGGCCGCTAATAATTCCACCATTTGCAAAAGCCGTAGCACCTCCGGCGGGATTTCCTCCGGTGTAACTACTTCCACTACCTCCGCCGCCTCGACCACTTCCGCCACCGCCAATTTTAGCCGCACCCGCTTTGAACACACTTCCTAAAGCAACCAAAGCCGCACCGGCTGCAATAGCTAAAAATCCTGACGGGCCTTTAAAGGCTAATTTAACTTTTTCAAGGGTAATACCAATTTTTATTGCTAGTTTACCTAATTGAACCGCCATACCTCCAATAGTTCCTAAAAGCACTTTAGACAATTTGTTTGCCATTTTGCCACCGCCGTTGATTGCGCTTCCTATTGCATTTCCAATTCCATTTGCTAATTGAGACGCTCCTTGTGATAAAATTCTATTGACACCTTGATTAAATTCAGCGGCTCTATTTAAAGCGTCTAATCTAGCTTGTGACAATGCAGTTTGTTGCTCACGCATTACTTCCGGAATCCTTTCAGTATCCGCTGCAATCATATCGCTAATCGGAGTTTGTATTCCCGCACCGCTAATTCCCTCCATTGCAGATGTTGCCATTGGTCTTGTTGGAACACCTCCAAAACCACTACCATCACCGCCACCGCCACCGCCACCGGCACTTGGTGTAATACTTTCCTCACTTGTTCCGCCTCCACTAACCGCCATCTCAACTGGAATAACAATTTTTGCAATTGTTTTTTGTTGTATCGCCTCATTGAAATTATCAACAACAGATCCACCTAAAATTGAGGCGTCTGTTTTAATTGCATCGAATGCAGTTGTAAAATTGTTTTTTAAACCATTAGCTAAGTCTGAAAACCCTTGAACGATTTTATCTTTATCAAAAGTAAAAACGCCCACAATAATATCGCCAATACCCTTAAATAAAGTGATAAAATTATTTGCAAAAGTTTTTATTATTGTAGAGAAAGTAGAAAAAACAAACTTTCCAACGGCTAACATATTCTTAAAATTAGCAATTAAAGAATTTACTGCCAATTGAATAGGCAATGAATTGTTGTATAATTCTATAAAATAGTTTCCTATTTTTACCAAAGCGGATTGTATTCCTGACCAATTTTTATAAATTACAACTGAAATCGCAGTTAATCCGGCAACAATTAAACCAATCGGCCCCATCATAACAGAAAGCGCCGCTCCAATAGCCGGAGCCATTGTCATTAATGTACCTATAATTGCTATAACTGGTCCTAATGCCGCAGCAATACCCGCTAAAACAACTATTAATTTTTTTGTTTGTGGCGATAACGCTTTGAATTTTTCAGAAAGTGAAGTGAAAAAATCTCCTAATCTTTTTATCAATGGCGCCACTGTTATCATAATAACTTGACCAACCTCCATTAAAGATTCCTTCATTGCGTTAAATCCTTGCGTCATTTTAAATGATGCAGATTTAGCAGTTTTTTCAAAAGCCTTGTCAGTTGCACCCATTGAATCAGTAAGCGCATCGAAAACCTTTTTATTATCTTCTATACCGGCACCGGTTAAATCTAAAACTCCTTTTAATGCTCTAATACTTGGAAATAATGCAGTTGTATCTTGTCCAGTTTGTTTTAAACCTTCTTGCAACATTATTAATGTATCTAAAAGACCTTTTTCTCTTAGTGATTGTTGAACGCCCTCAGTAGATAATCCCATAGCGTCTAAAGCATCAACTGCTTGGTCGCTTGGTTTTTTTAATGACGCTAATATTGCCGTCAATTGAGTTGCACCGGTTGCGGCATCTGTTCCGGTTTTTGACATAGCAGCCATTGCAGCACCAACTTGGTCAAAAGAAACTCCCATATTTGATGCTAAAGGAATAACTCCACCCATTGCACCGGCTAACGCTGACGCTTCAAGTTTTCCCTCTCTAACTGCGGCCGTTAATATATCTGTTGCATCTGATGCTGATAAACTTTCTGAGCCGTATGCGTTCATCGCTGAAGTTGACAAATCAGCAATTGTTTTTGTTTCTCCTAAACCTACTGCCGCCGCTTTTAAAGACATTTCTAAAACATCCATTGCCTCTTTACCTCGTAAACCCGCTGAGGTTATAAAAAACAATGCTTCGGCTGCTTCTTTTGAACTTTTACCAGTATCAACCGCCATTTTTTTAGCGGCTTCACCCATTTCAGAAACCTTGTCAGCAGTAACACCTACAAGCGCCTGAATTGAAGTCATAGACTTGTCAAAATCAAAAGCCATTTTTGTAGCAGCACCACCGGCAGCAACCAAAGGTAAAGTCAGTCTTGTTGTTAATGACTTTCCAACGCTTTGCATCTTTGAGCCAAAACTTGACAATTTAGAACTCGCAGAACTTAGTGCGTTGTTTAACTTGGAGGAATCTCCGGTAATATTTACTTTTAAATTCTGTTCAGGCATAATATTAAATAAGTTGAAACAAAAATACAAAAAAAAAGACGCTTTTATTTTAACGTCTTTTTATTAGTCATTGATTGATATTTTGCCATAAAATCATCCATTTGTTTTTTAGTAGATTTAGGCTCTGCCCTTTTCTTTTTTCTTTGAATATCGCTTGGTAATTGAAATAAATCTTCAGGCTTTAACATTTGGGATTTTTTCTCACATTGCACGTTGTGAATCATTACGGCAATGTACCGAGTTTGCTCCCAATTTAAGTTAATATTGTTATGATAGTGTTGCGCAATTAAAGCGTTTTCTCTCCAGGTTTGCCGCCAAAAATCGTCAGGATTTATTCCAACTAATCCAATGTAGTGATCAGTTAAAGTTTCAAAATTTACTACTTCTTTGACGGCTGACGCTTTCCCTTAGTTTCGGTTTCTCCGTTTAAACTATTACCTAAAATTTTAGATTGTAGCATTACCTCAACAATTTCATTTATTTTTTCAGCATCCAATTCATCTAACCAAGCACCAACAGTAAATAAATTATAATCAATTTCGTTTCCGTTTTCTTGGTCGTTTGCTAAAATTGCAGAATAAACTAACGCTCTTAATCCTTTTATTGATATTCCGTTTTGAAATGCTCCGCCAATATCAGCTAAACTTATTCCTAATTGCTCGGTAAATTCCGACCAAAAGTTCATTGAGAAATGAAGTGTTCTTTTTTTGTTACCGACTTTGATGTCAATGTAACCCCTTTTTTTGTTTGTCATTTTTTAAGGTTTAAAATTAATATAAAAAAGCCGTCGCCAAATATTGACGGCGGCCCTATAAAAGTAAACTAAAATTAATTAGTTAGTTGATTTAGTGATTGCTCCAGTAATAGTCAAAGATCCGCTATAAGTTACGGCAGCTTCCATTTCAGCAGACATTTCAACACTAGATAAAAATGCCTCAGCAGTATAAATTGCGTCTCCAGTTTCAGCAGTTCCAAAAACACAAGTTAATTGAGTTCTTGCCAAAAGAAAATCAGCCATTTCAATAGCATTTGACGCATCGTCATATACTACTAATCCTTCAAAAGATATTTCACCACCTTTTACTCCTCCGATGTACTCAGAAAAGCCGTTTGAATCTTTGGTTGTAGCTTCCGGCGTGTCCATTGATAAAGACATTGAACAACTTGTAGTGTGTCCAACTGTGGCACCTTCCACTGTTAAAATTAAGTTAGTTCCGTTAAATACTCCGGTTGTAGCCATTTAATTATTTTTTATTGTTATTAATTTTGTGTAAATATACGAAAATATTTATTTATGTTTTTACGTCGTTAATTCAATTAAATCGTCTGTTGATCTTAGCGTATTAAAAACTGAAATTCTGTGAATATTTATATTATTCATATTGGAACTGATGTTGTAAATATTATCGATAATATTTAAAACTCCCGTAGGTGCATTTAAACCAATATTAGAGCCGTTAATATAAACGTAAGTATTTGAGGCGTCATAAGCTATTGCCATTTTGCAAAGCGTTCCAGGTTGTAGAGTAAAGCCTCCGTTTATTAATCCGGATCCGCTTATATTGTCGCCAAATATATTTATTAAGTTACTTGAATGTGTTTCAAGGCGCATTGAATTACCTCCTGAAAAATCTTTAAATCTTAGCATTTTATAAAAATCTCCTTTTTTCCCATTGTATGAAAACCACAAAACTAAGGTTGAAGTATTTGCCGGAAAAGTTGTTGAAGATGAAAAGTTTGAACTAAAAGCACCTTCAGCTAATCTTGTAGATGCAGCGCCCTCATTTGATGTAATGTAAGAAGATGCAAAGTCAGAATTTTCCGCTTGTGCTTGGGCCACATAAATAGTTGCGGCATCGCTACACAAAACCCTTGGAAACGTTCCTGATGCGCTTGTGTGTGAAAACCTTTGCCACTCTGTTGTCAAAGTTACAACTGAAACATCTGTTGAAATGGCGCCAATACTTACGTCTTGCGTTCCGGTTTCAGTTCTTAAATATATTGATTGCGTTATTTGTCCTGAAGATGTAACCGCTATTTCAATTCTTGCGTCTGTTGTGCCATCAAAAACAACTTTTGCAGCGTTTTTGGTGCCGTCAGGTGAAGCAATAAAGTTATCTGTTACAACTGCGTTGCCTACGCTTGTCCATTCGCTAAAATTTTCTGAGTAAGGAATTAAATTTGTAGATTGTGCCTCTATTTCAATGTGTGGGCAATTATCAGAAACCCCGCTTATTGTTTTATATGAAAGGCCTGGAATGTTTTGATCAACTTTTGTAATATATCCATTTTTCGCAATTCTATTTTTTAATGAACTTCTTGAAAAAGTAAAATCGCCATCTCCATTTGTTGGAAATGTAGAATAAATTTTACTTTCTTTTACTCCAGTTGGCTGCAATAAAAAAACAGAATCATTTAAAATTGACATATTTATTTCTTTTTATGTATGCGATCAAAGTTTTCAATTACCTTGTTTACTTCTTTTAAATCTTCGAGGTGTGTTTTTTTGCTCAACAAGTCTTGTTCTTTTATCTCGTTTTCAAGTTTGTTAAATTTATGCTTTGATATTAACTCCATTACCTTAAAGGGCAGTTGAATGAGCAAATAAGCAAAGCCAACAATTCCAAATAATGTTTTTAATTTTCCGTCAATATTGTTAAAAAAATCTATATTAGATATAGACATTAAATCCATAAGGTTTAGGCCCCATATTGTAAGACTAAATTTTTCCAAATAACTTAAAAATAATCTAATATTAAACATAACAATTAACTATATGCAAAAAACAAGGCAATATTGTATAAATAAAATCTGCAAGTTCAGGCGTTCCTTTTTTTAAAAAATCGTCGTAAACAATTTCTTTTATTGCAGCAATAAAAACAACAATACTGATTGAAATTAATGTGTTAAAAAATAACAACGATAAAAACAAAATAATACTACCTACAAAAAAGTGTAGTAATTTATCTTTTTGAATACTTGTAATTATATTTTTACTTATCATCGTCTCTTTTATAGCCATAGAACTGATGTGCAGCAGAGCCATTTGGATAAACTCTGTATTGCTCTAATTCTAATTCATCTGTACTTATAACGTCATAAGCATAACCAGGATAATAAATGGGATGCTCAGGGTCTGTTGTAGCTTGTGGATTAATTACTTTACCAATATTAACAACACCTTTTGTTCCGTTTATGTAACGCATAGTTGTAACACCTTCTTCAGTTACTTCTTCCCATACGTTGTTATCTATTAAGACTTGTTTGCCTTGTTGTTCTGTATCAAAAACTAATTTGTATATGTGCATTTTATTGTGTTGTTAAAGATTGTAATT